CTAGTCTTCCTGCAATAGTGCCCCCAACTCGGATAGCCTTGTTGGCTGGCTGAAGAATTACTTTTCTCATTTTGCCCCCACTTCCCAGTGGGCCATGCCGCCACCGAAGTCCTTTTTGTCTACTCCAGTGACAGTCAGCACATCATTATAACGTTCATCCAGTTCAGAGGGTTTAAATATTACCTCATAAGTTACTTGCCCTTTAATAATCCTATCTCCGCTCTGAAGTGTCCATGAATAATCAGGAAAAGTCGCCCAAGCTATAGGATCCTTATAGGTTTTACTACCAGCATTCGCCGCGAAGGGGATAAGTACCCGAGCTTTGTCAGCACTAGAACTACCTGTCTTATTGAAATTAACTCCCCGGGTGTTATCAAAGAACACACCGGTCAAAACCGTTCGGCGCCATTCATCCCTGCGGGTGCTTGGATTGAACCACTTATTATAGACTGTGCAGCTGTGAATAAACATTAAACCCACCTCACAGGCTGAACAATATCCGGGAGATACAGTATGGCAGCATCCAACAAGCGCCTGTCATTACTCTTCGGTTTTGCCTGTGCATAATGACGACTCCAACTTCCCACGGATTGACTGGCAATTTCTCCGCCTTGCTCGTTAATATACCAAGTTTCAGCCACAGCACAGGCGGCCATTTTAACTGCATCTTCCGATGTATAATCAGCGGCCCGGTTAGCTGTAATCCGATCAAGGTAAGCACTTGCCCGTAGGATTAGCCGGTCAAAGTCATATTCTGTTATAGAATTGCCTTTGTAGGTGTTGGTGTAATAAGTGTAATCAGCATATGCTGCCATACCAACTGCCCCCTTCTTTACATTTTGTCGTCGTATTAAGTAATTGTAATTACAGCAGAGCCAAGCCCAAGCACGCCGCCGCTTGCATTTACTCTCGCGACTGTGATAGTCTGCTCAGCATATTCGCCCGAAATTTCGTCTCCTGATACAATGTCTGTCCAGCTGCTCACATCATCCATGTATAATGGTGCTAATGCATCTGCAGCTATCTTATACTTATAGACGCCTTCGCCGGTGATTGTTATGACTGAATTTTCAACATCAGCTACACCTGATACCGCAACGGTCTCAACCTGCTGCACACCTGCCACACCCCCAGCCTCCGCCGTGGATACTCCTACGGCAACAGTCGAAGTGTCTGCGCTGGTCAACGCCCAAGCAAGCGTACCGTCATTTTCCGCAGCCACAAGAGCTGTTATCGTAAGCTTTGCCCCTTCACGTGTCAGCGCATAGTGATCAGTGAGATCACTGTCAGCCGCCAGCACATCGTAGATGGCCGTGGCAACCTCTTCCACTGAATCATCATCCGCGGTTACCGGCACATTATAATCCTTCGAGCCTGTATCAAGCAGAGCGGATGTAACAGTCATTATCAGCGTAGCAATCTTATCTGATCCCGTTGTAACAGTGATACTTTCAGCCTGCTGTACAGGAGCTGTGCCGGCAATGGTGTTACCTGATGCTCCTACTGTTATACCAACACCATCATCATCTATCAAGGTGATCGCCAGCGTGGCGTCGTTTCCAGCAGCGTCATTAGCTGTCAAAATAATATCCGCGTTAGCTCCGCTGATGGTATAATACGCGGCAATATCTTCATCCGCAGCAAGGGCCGACCGAATCGCGGTGGCGACGTTAGCAGTTGTTGCATCGTCTCCCTCTACATCTACATCGATATTCTTACTTCCCCCAGCCAATAAGGCAGAAGCAACATTAATCGTAAGCGTGCCAGCTTTAAGAGAACCCGCTCCACTTGTTACGACCACTTCGGCAATGTACTTTGTGCTTACCGAAGTTTCAATCGCCCGGACAAGAGCCTGCTTTGTTGTTTCGCTAGTATATGACACTCCAAGATAATTACATAGCTGTTGCAGCTGTGTAATAGTTAAAGTATCCAACAGCGTTAAGACATGTTTACTTGTATCGATCGCGTACCCTTCAGCATCAAAATAATCTGTGTCAGCATCGACAGCCACAGCAGCAACACCGTTTGTAAAGTCGACCTCACCCCAAGTCATGTTATGGTTTCCGTTAGGTGCGTAAATTCTTGGCATTTTTTATCCCTCCTTACGCAATCTTAATCTTGCGCAGCACGCCGGCTGACCGAGTAGCTTTCAAAGCGATAGCTGCAACCATCTCAACTTCACCTGTCTTCACGGCACCCGGGAGACTCATGTTAGGCAAGAATGTATTGATTAAAGTGTTCCCGGATGGCGATACCCCGTGTACGCCATCTAAGGAGAGGCGAGTTGCATAGATAGAAGTTTCTCCTGCAGTCGTAGGGATAATCGGATTACTGGTACCTGGCTTATCTCCCATGCTCATAATCAGAGAAGGCCCCCACTGCATTACTTCATCACCATAATTCTGCTTGCTTGCTAGGTTGATACCGGCGCGGTCCATCACAGACTGAAAAACAGCGAACATATCACTGTTCATTTCAAAAAGCGTAGGTGCACCATCTAATGCGGCACGCATCTTGCGCAGCTGGTCGAGGAATTTCTTCCAGTTACTGTCGATGTTGGCCGAAGTGGAAAGATCAATAGCAGAAGACGGAGTCAGCTCCGTAGAACTTCCGATCAAGGCCTTATTCAGCCCGTCAAACTCATTGGCATTGGTACCACTATCCCCGTTAAACAGGAGATCATGAAATTTAGCACGGGTAGCTTTGATTTTTTGCGCTAACTGGAATTGAATATGATCCACAACCTGTTTTTCATCGCTGATAATTACACGGTCAAGATTAAAGGCACCGCCAAAGATTTTCAGGTTAACAGTGTAAGGTGTGGTTTTAGCTTCCTGAGGAGTATATTCACTGTTGATAGCACGAACATCAGCCGTAGGAAGTGTTGTAACTCGGTTATAGACATACGCCAAAGTGGTGCCACCTTGGGGTTTTACCGTATCATCAAACGGCAACATGTCTAATAATGCGGATTTCCGAAATTCGTCAATGACGAACTGAGTAAGTTTATCTTGCGAAAGTGCTTTTGCTTCAGCGAGAGTAATAGCCATTTTGTTTCATCTCCTTTTTTTTGTTTAGGCTTTAGGTGTCCCAAACATCTTTTCAGTTATTTCATCTTTTAGGGTTTTACCATCATCAGGTGGATCCTTATGTTCACCTCCACTATTTACTGTGACTGTAGTTTCTTTTGGTTTCTTCTCATCAAACAAATACGGATCATTCTTTTTCAACTCCGTCAATTGCTCTTCGAGGCCCAGTAGTTTGTCTCCGTCTAATTTGATATTATCCATGGTCAAGAGAGCCTTTACTGCTTTGGTGTTTTTAGCTTTACCGTTAATCAAAGCCATCTCTAAAGCATTATCCAGCTTCATTTGAGCGGTGTCAGTATTGTACTTCTGCTCCCAATCGGCAACATCTTTTTTAAGTTTCTCAACGTCAACGCCGTCAAATTTCTTAACGGTCTCTTGCAGGTCTTTTATGGTTTTATTAGCAGTAGTAAGCCCGTTTTCCGCAGTAGTCGTTTTTGCCTTCTGCGTCTCTACGTCCTTGCCGTTTTCGGCCATAATTTTGTCGATTGCTTCTTTTTCAAGACCTAGATCTTCAAGAAATTTCCTTTCCATTTCTAACTCCTTTCGGCTACGCTTTTTTACGAGGTCGCTCCTCCTGCCGTCCCGCCGATTACGCCCGCGGTCGACGAATTTTGAATATAAAAAATAAGCCTGTTTTACGTCAGCGCTCCATGACAAGAAATATATAAAACCACTCCGTTGTATTAGAGTGGTTATTACTGAAGGATTGCTTTTGCTAGTGTACCTTTTTCGTCGTCTTCAACGATTTCAAATCGACCACCTGGAGATTGCCCGGAAAAAGGCCGAGGGTTAACTGACGAAAAAAGGTAGCCAGGTTTCCAATCAGGGTCATTATTATAATTCCAATCATTAGGATCTGTAACAATGCGTAAAGCACCTGTTAACTCATCAACTTCAGTGCACTCATATACCTCACCGTCTGTTAATCCAAAAGCTCCGAATGACTCTCCGATATATTTCACTTTCATACCTTTTTCACCCCCTTAACAATTAGTTCATTCTCTGATGCAAATCCTGCTCTTTCGTACCAGTGTATCTCATAGCTATAATTATCTGTAATTACTGTGCCTGTTTTCTTTTCCCATTTGCTGACCCCGCCGTATTGTTTCCGCAGCCGCCTTAAATCTCGAATTGGTACAGACGTCCCCTCACCAGCTATTACATGTACCTTGGTAAGTATAGCACCTTTCGGTACTACACCACGCAATACCGGGAAATCCACATTTATTGTAACCTTTAATGGCTCATCAGGTACATTTATCTTTTTAGGTAGCCCTGAATTTGTTTTTATTATAGCATCCTTCCTGATAAATTCAATAGCTTTGGCTTCCTGAACTGCTTTCGCCGCCTCACTACGCCCAAAGCTCGGTATCTGCTCCCGATCACCTTGACGCTTAAACCCGGTCTGACGAGTAAAGTCTTTTTGTACTCCCTGCCAATGTGAGATTTTAGCTGCAGATTCCTCTGTGGGTAGACCTGCTGCTTCCATAGCTTTATACTCTCGTTTCCATCTCCTTGTATTGCGCTCAATTTTCCGCTGCACCTGACTAGCTTCGTATTCTGACAGCTTTTCTCCATTGTATGTTATGGTCTTGGCGTTCATCCGAGCAAGTTCTTGCTGAGAATAAGCCGGCTCAGATATACCTTCGTAAAATGGGTACCAATTATGCCGGCAGTTCCATCCTCCTAACCCTGCTCCGGTACCATAACCGGTGGATGAAACAAAGTCCGGATATTTTGGATGTGTTCCTGACCGGCTATAAACCTTACCTTGCCACTCAGCATGTTCAGGTCTTGCACCGGCATGTGCTGAAGTTTCTACAAGGTCACAACCCATCTCATCGGCCCGGGCATCCTGTAATTTTAGAGCTGTTTGGTTTACCCCAGTCAACGTTGCCCTTCTGACTGCCACCTCGATATAAGCTGTTCGTCCCTTAGGATACTCAATCGATGCTACCCCATTTTCAGCTAAATCCTTAACAGTATTACGAATAGCAGAAGTGCGGTCAAATGCTCCGCTGGTAATTTGCATATAAGCCTGATCCAGAGCTCTTTCAAATTGTCCTGTAGCTGTCTTAGCGGTTGTACGTGTTAGGTTATCAAACAAGCCGTTTGTTTTATCTATTCCTGTCCTCAGTACTGCTTGCAAGCTTGGAGATTGGGCTAAGGATAGAGGATCTAACCCCGCTTTGCGGTATATGGCATCATCAAAAGCAAGAGCCTTTTGCCCTGCCTCTACCATTAGAAGTTCTATCTCTCGGCCTGTTTTGCCCGTTCTAGCTGCTAGGGCCTGAATAATGAAGTTGTGAAAGTTCCCCATTTCAATCAATTTCTGATATTGGAACGCCGCGGATGGAATGAAATAGTCATATGTACTAATCCTCCGGGCCATGTCAGCCAAGATATCCATTTCAGCCTGGGAATAAAGTTCGACCATTCCTTGGGGCAGGTTGTCAAGATATTTAGGCTTTAGCATCCTGCTTCACCTTTGAGACACTAAAGTCATTAATCAGTTTATGCATCTGTTCAAAGCCAACATTCGCACCAGGAGAATTCTCATCCACCTCAATGCTTATAGTTTGTTCACGCTCACCTACTTTAATTGTTAGATAGACATTCATTATCCCTTGTCACCTCCTCTAAGACATCGCTAAATAATCCGGGGTTATCTCGGATAAGCATATGTAAAGCACTTGCAGTCCGATCAATTAATTCCTCATCATGATCCTTGTAACCATTGAAATCAAAAATAGCATGAACTAATTCATGTAGAAAATCATGCTCCATTCTCTCCTGAACTGATGGTCGAATGTTAATCTTTAATTTTTCATAATTTATTTCAGCTACGTAATTTATTCCTAACGATATATTTTCGGTTATCTCGATATAATAAGTCTTACCACCGACCTTTACTTTTTTAGGAATTTTCATTCGTTGCTACCTCCTCTAAACCCCATTAGCTCATCATTACTTAGCTGTTGTGCTATCATCTTTTTGGCTGTAGCCTCGTCTTCACCATACCATTTCACGCGATACTCATATTTCTGCATAATACCGTCTCTAATTTCCTGTAAATCCCGCAGGCGTTCTGATTCCTTGTCGATTATGTAGCTATCCTCAAAATTGATGGTCACCGTTGCTTCCGGATCAACTGACTGTCCGAGGATCTCTTTACCCGCCCAGAGGATAGCCCGTACAAGTGCTTTCAGAGATCGTTCAATAACTATATAATGCTTGGCGGCATTCTGGATCAGCTCCTGCTTGTCTCCCATATACTGTGTAGCCGTGACAACGCTACCGGCATTAAACTGATAATGCTTCGTACCTAGACCACACTTAAAACTTAGATAATCAAGTTGGGACTGTATGCCTTCTTTGTTCTCTTGAACCCTTAACTCCGGATTAAACTCTTGAACAGCCATCTGCTTGCCGTTCTCATCTACCAAGGCATCACCTACTTGGACAAAGAGCTGCTGCATAACATCATCGGGGGTGACAATATTACCCTCAGCATCCACATGGGTCAGAGACTGATTATAAAAAACCTTCTTGCCACCAAGCTTGAAATCCCGATTTAAGTTATTAAAAGCAAGATCCACACCCATTAAGTTATCAATGGCATGGGCGTATATGCTCATGCCAAGATTGTTAGCCTTATCAAAGGTATTAACTATGTTAGGGCCAAAGATACTAAATAATGGGATACTAGAACCGGTATTGAGCACGGGGACAATTCCGGAAGGAAGAGATGCCAGTGAAAGCTGATCATTTTGTGCATTAAAATACTCGTTGGTTATTTTATAACCCTGGGGTGTTAGTTCATGGGTTTCCAAATAAACAAATTGCTTTCCTTTTTCGGTTACTTCGGAAGCAAATGCCACGTCAATTATTTTTCCTTGCCGAACTGTAATCGGGATAATCTGCTGAGCAGTTAAGTAGTCAATGCGGATTTTAGTATTAGCATTCCTTACTATGGTTTCCCCATCAACCACCATTCCAGAAAGCTTTAACACAAAAGCACCAGTACCGGACATAAAGGCCTTTTCTACTAAAGCGTTACCCTGTTCCCAAAAGTCATTGTCTCCTAATACTCCACCCATGTCCTGATCATCTTCTGAGCCTACTACAAAAACGCTAGACGTTTTATCATCAATAACAATCTCTGTCTTTTCGTTAAGAAGGATTGAAGCCCAATCTTCGCAGACCTTTTTAGCCATTTTAAGCGTGAATAGCTTGCGGATCCTGTGCGTATCACCGTTAATCTCGATGAACTCATGAAACGGTTTATAAAAGCCTTTCCACCAATCCCGCCAAATCTGTATATTTGCGTAATACTCTGTAGGTAGGTCATATTTTTTAGTTTGGTTCAAGTGTTTTACTATAGTTGCTATGTTCAAGGTTTTATCACCTCCCCGATCTTTTGCTTATATGGCAGCCAAGAATACTGATCAGAATTTATACAATGATCATTCCTATCCTCGGGCTCATCTTTATCCTCTTTCCAGCTATATGTGTTTAGTTCCCGGATGCATTCTTTACACGTGTCGACTACCAAGAAGTCCTCGTGAGCCATCCACCCGGACTGCAAATTTATGCGATCGATTATAACGGTCTTCTTCCAAGCCGGATTGAATACATATACGGTACCGTGCTGGCGCTTGTATTTTTGGCATTCTAGAATAGTCGCCTGATCCGCGCTATCAATAAAAACATTCTTGGCAAAGCCCCATTCTGTACGGCACTTTTCTAGGAATGGTACTAATTTACCCGGCACATCTGACGGAGCTATCGGGACCTTCAAATCTCGGTTGTTATATACCTCTTCGGCCAGAGTTATCTTCTTCCGACAGGTTGTAATTCCGGAAAATACAAAAGCAAAAACATCTTCCGATGTCCGGCTGTACGAAGTATCTACGCCGCAGGAAAATAACAGATACTTGAATTCCTTGGCTTTCTTAGGAGTGATTAGGGTTTCTTTCCTAAGATTGAATATCAACCCGGTTGCACGACCTCTTAAGCCTTGGATTTTGTTCTTGTATAGTTTAGTCCCCTCAGGTACATTGCCAATAGCCTGGGCCTTCTTTTCCGGGCTGAGACCAGCGTTATGATCAAAAGAAAAGAACCAATGCACCCAGCCGGGTTTTGGTTCTTTGTTCAACATGCTATTTAATTCTTCAGGGGCATCATTAACGTATTCCGGAAGCGGCCGACTGTGGTTTATATATTCATCGTAAATTGGAAGACTAGGATCATCCGGGTTAAGAGTAGCCAGCAGATAATCGCAACGCATAACAGCTTCGCGGACAAATTCAATATCTGCAATGTTGATCTCGTCAATGTACAGACCATACATCTGTGAGCCTAAAACTTTTTTCCACTTTGCTTTATCATTGTAGCCAGCAATATATATAATCTTATCTCCTTTATTTGTGTGTAAAACTAAATGTGGAAGTTTTACCTTACTTGTTCCGTTACCGTTATAAGTTACAAGAGGGCCAAATATACTTAAAATACCAAAGTCAGAGTTTATTATGTTTTTTTCTATTGTTCCTGTATCGAGTCCACTGATAACATTTGCCTTTTGACTATCAGAATTTGCGATTTTAAGTATAAATCCAAGTAATCAACAGTAGATTTGTTCTGTACTAAATGCTTTAAAAAGTTGACGTATTTATCAGACAGAATCAAGTTAGTGGCACTCAAAGGGAAGATCACCACCTCGGGACCTGCGATTATTCGCCTGCTCTTTAACAGTAGCCCATCTACAATTTCTCGGCTCATAGTTACCATTATTGTCAATTCGGTCAATAGTTAAGTCGTCAGAATAGCCATTTGCTAACGCCCAATCACGAAAGGCCATAAACTCCTTTTCCCATTCTTCACAAACAGTAACGCCTCGGCCACCATAAAAATGATAATTC